GCATCACTCGTTGGGCCGGTCACTGGACTACTGGACAAGTTCATAGAAGACAAGGATCAGAAGAATGTGTTGGCACATGAGATTGCTACGATGTCTGAGCGTCACGCCCAAGAAGCTCTCAAGGGCCAGCTTGAAATCAACAAGATGGAAGCTGCACATAAGTCGTTATTTGTAGCTGGGTGGCGACCTGCTATCGGCTGGATCTGTGCGGTAGGGCTGTTGTACAACACTATTATCGCTAATGTGCTCGGCATCTGGGTAGATGTGCCAGAGGTAGATACAACGCTTTTAGTGCCCGTTATGATGGGCATGCTCGGATTGGGCGCTATGCGCTCCTACGAGAGGGTTAATGGCGTAGCACGGGAGAAGTAATGACTCAACTAATAGACATGCTGAAGCTACACGAAGGTGTACGATCTAAGGTATATGTGTGTAGTGCAGGCTACGAAACGATAGGTGTGGGCAGAAATATCTCAGAGTCTGGCCTTGGGTTGTCTGATGACGAGATCGAATACTTGCTGGCGAATGATATAGCGCGTGTGAAGGAAGAGCTTGAAGACACATACTACTGGTTCAACGGCATCAACGAAGCGCGTCAGGATGCAATGATTGACATGTGTTTCAACCTCGGTCTGACCAGATTGCGCGGCTTTGTGAAGGCACTGGAGGCTATGTCGCGTGAGCAGTTTGATGTGGCTGCTGATGAGTTCATGGATAGCAAATGGGCTTCTCAGGTAGGCAATCGTGCTGTTAGAGTAACCGAGATAATTCGTACGGGTGTGTATAGAGAATGACGTTACGTAAAGTAGTCTTAAAGCCCGGAGTAAACAAAGAAGTCACTCGTTATGTAGATGAGCAGGGCTGGGCCGACTGCGATAAAGTACGTTTCCGTGCAGGGTTTCCTGAAAAGATAGGTGGGTGGCAGCAAATATCCGGCAATACGTTTTTAGGTGTCGCACGTTCTTTATTCAACTGGGTTACGTTAGAAGGCCAGAATCTGCTCGGTGTCGGCACCAATCTTAAATTTTACATAGAAAAGGGTGGAGTCTACTTCGATATAACACCTGAACGTACGCCGTCTGGCGTGTCTCTTACTGACCCTTTTACGACTGTTTCTGGGTCTACCACGGTGACGGTTACAGATGCCAATGGGGGTTACGTAAACGGTGATTTTGTTACGTTTAGCGGAGCATCTGCCGTAGGTGGGTTGACCTTAAATGGCGAGTTTCAGATAACGTACTCTACTGGCAACACATACACCATAGAATCAAGCAGTGCAGCCTCATCTTCTGCCACTGGCGGCGGCTCTGTAACAGCAAAATACCAAATAAATGTAGGCCCAGAGTTTGCCGTACCATTAGTTGGCTGGGGTGCTGGTGGGTGGAGCGAAGGCACATGGGGTAACGGAGCTGTGTCTACGGATTCATTGAGGCTATGGAGCCAATCTAATTTTGGAGAGGACTTAGTGTTTGGCCCTCGTGGTAACAGTATCTACTACTGGGATGCCACTAACGGGCTTACCACACGGGCAGTAGAGTTATCCGCTCTGTCAGGTGCTTCTAACACACCAACCAAACAGAACTTCATATTGGTATCTGACGTAAGCCGGTTTGTATTTTGCTTTGGTGCTAATACGTTGGGGTCTGCTGTACAAGATCCAATGTTGGTACGGTGGTCAGATCAAGAAAGTGTTGTAAATTGGACGCCCGCAGCTAACAATCAAGCAGGGGATTTACGTCTTTCTAAAGGGTCAGAAATAGTAACTGCTCTACAGTCTCGTCAAGAAATTTTAGTCTGGACTGATTCAGCCCTCTATTCTCTACAGTATGTGGGTGCACCTGCTGTATGGGGGTCTCAGTTGCTTGGAGATAACGTATCTATAGCCTCACAAAATGCCGCAGTATATGCTGATGATATAACTTATTGGATGGGTGCAGATTCTTTCTATGCGTACGATGGCAGAGTTAAAAACCTACCTTGTGCGTTAAAAAGACACGTTTTCAATGACATAAATCAAGAACAGGTAGAACAAGTTTTTGCAGGTACTAACGAGGGTTTTGATGAGGTCTGGTGGTTTTACCCGTCAAACAGTTCTTCAACTGTAGATAAATACGTTGTTTATAATTACGTGCAACAGATTTGGTACTTTGGCAGCTTGGCTAGGTCTGCATGGTTAGATACTGGTATACGCCAACTCCCCGTTGCGGCTACTTATAGTAACAATCTAGTCACGCACGAAGACGGTGTAGACGACAACGAAAGTGGCACAAGGGCGGCTATTACTGCATTCATTACTTCTGGTGAGTTCGATATAGAAGATGGTGATAGGTTCTCGTTTATACGACGTTTGCTTCCTGATATTACGTTTGAGGGGTCTACTGCCGAAAGCCCTGCGGCTACGTTTGAGCTACTGCCTTTGCAGTCGTCTGGTTCTGGGCGGAACGATCCATTGTCTGAAGGCGGGTCTAGCAGTGGTACGGTAACTCGTTCTGCTACGGTGCCAGTAGAAAAGTACACTACACAAGTAAATACTCGTGTGCGTGGTAGACAGTTATCTATAAAGGTACAATCCGCAGACTTGGGTGTGCAGTGGCAGTTAGGGGCACCTCGACTTGATATACGCCCCGATGGGAGACGATAGTGCCTGTAGATACCACCAGATATGACATAGACTTTGTAGCCCCTGCCCTGCCGAATCCACCACAGCAGTACAACCAGCGGGACTTCAATCAGTTTAACAATGCACTTCGGCTGTATTTTTCTCAGCTTGACAAAGCAGTGCGGGATGCTAGCACATCCCCTCAAGCACAAGCTGCTGGATGGTTTTTTAGCTAATGTCTAATCTGTACAGAAATGCCAAGGTAGATCTTACTACTACTAACGCAACCACGCTGTACACCTGCCCAACAGCAAAGAGAGGCATTGTTAAGTCTATTCTAGTGTCCGAGGACTCTGGTAACGCAGATACTATTACTGTAACTATTACTGATGCTGATAGTGCAGTGTTTAGCTTATTCAAGGTTAAAGCGGTGGGAGCAAATACCACAGTAGAACTACTTACCGCGCCTCTAGTGGTAGAAGAATCTGAAACATTAAAAGTTACTGCCGCCACTGCTAACAGGTTACACGTTGTTGCTAGCCTGCTGGAGGTGTCGTAATGGCTACCAACTTTGTTCAAGCATTTATTAATAAATACAAAGATGTATTAACGCAGGGTGCTAACTATTACGAAATAGACGATGTAGATAACGTCGATGACTGGTACGACGATACCTACGAAGATCTTATTATGCCCACGCTGAAAGATGTGGGGTATAGAAATACCGGCGGCGCTAAATTTAATCAGGGCGGCGGTAGAGGAAGAGACGGGCCATTACAAGTGTCTGTGTCACCTGAAAACTACATGAAGAATTCAGATGCGCCTGAATACCTTACTGACATATTTGACCCAAACAAAGAGCGAAATGAGGCCGAAGCTCAAAGCGCCTACGCGGTGCTATCTATTGCCGAGTCTCCTGAACAGATAGCTACTATTCTTGGTGGATACTACGGAGTAGATTTTTCACCTGTAGCACAAAAATTGGGTCGGTTTGGTGGCAACTTAAAAAGTCATACGGGTTCTTCAGAAGCACAACTTGCTGAACTTCATTCGTTTCTTGAACCTATTCTCCAAGAGCAGATACCTTATTTACAGTTAACTCGTGGGATGGGATACCAAGACGCAATAAAAACTGCGTTTGAAGAAGACCCAATGATTCAAGCATTGTACGGTAAGTATGATGTTGCCCCCATGCGCCAGACAAAAGACGGATCTACGTATCTATATGATCCATTTACGTACGGCGAAATGCGTACGTATGAGTCTAGGGATAGGGATTTTCAAAAAGCGTTTAAGATTGTTGCCTCCATCGCTGCTGCGTATTACTTGCCGGGGATGCTTTCAAATACGTTAGGTATATCAAAAGCCGCTGCTACCGCAGCAGTAGCCGCAGGGCAGACTGTTGTATCTGGTGGTGATTTTGATGACGTACTTAAAAATGCAGGATTAGCTTTTATTGGTGCAACTGCCGCTGAAAAACTAAGTAACGCTAAACAAGCCGCCGATACGGCAAATGCCGCAAACACCGGAGCTAATGCTACTGCGGCTACAGCACAAGCGGCACAAGCGGCAAACGCTGCTTACACCACAGCAAGAGTTCTATACGCAACCACACAAATAGGCTCTGGTGCTGTTACTGGTAATGTTGCTGCGGGTATGCTTGCAGCTTTTGGCCCAGATCTAACCACCACTGCTCTTAATAAAGTAGGTCTTACCCCAGAACTTCTTGATAGAGCAGGTGTAGACCAAGGCTTGTTAGTAAACGGCTTAGTCAGAACTCAAGTAGCTTTAGCACAAGGCATGGATGTTGACGATGCTTTGTCCGTGGGGCTTGGCACCTACATCCTATCTGGTGGGGGCATAGCAGGGATAAATAAAGACACCTTCTTCGAGAAGATGGGCGAGGTGCTACGTGACACTGGGCAGTCTCTGTTTGGTACCGAAGGCGCTGATCTTAGTAACGCCACTGCGTCATTAAATACTCTGTATGCGGATGACTATAAATATGGAGAGGGAGGGCTATCTGAACAGCTTGTTAAAGTTAATCCAGATATTTTGTCTGAAGAAATGTTGGTACAGGGCAGTGCCAACTGGCGGATTCAAGCTGATGGGACTCTATTAGATACAGAAAGCGGAACAGTATTAGATGCTGCAAAAGGCCACGCTACTGAAATTGCTGTTGTATTAAAAACAGGTGGGGCTAATGGCAATGTGGACTATAGTCAAGATGTTATAGACGCTGCACTGGACAATTTAAACCCGTATTTTAGTGACCCTGTAGATCTTGCAGAGTTAAAAGCCGCGACAATTCCAGAAGAACTACCGGAAAATTGGCGGCTAGCGTATGGGAGTTACGCAGATCTTGCTATAGACATTGAAAACGGTGTGTCTATTAAAGAAATACAAGCAAAGATAGATAACGCTCGTTTTGATCCAAATATAGGGTTGGGTATAGCCCCACCCACTGTAACAGACACATCAGGACTATCCGCTGACCAACGCTCGTATCTAGTAGGGAATGCCATAGATGCGATAGCCAAAGCCATGTATGAAGAGGATCGTAATAGCGGAGGTAGGTCTACTAGCTCAGATGATTTTAGGGCAGAGGCAATAGAAGCCTACCAAGAACTGCGAGATGACGGCCTTTCACATCTTCGAGTCATGGAAGAACTTGGTATGGATACGTCTGGGCGCGTGCTAGATGCCGTGCGTGCGCTAGACACTGCTGCTCTTGATGACTTGCGTGCTGGTGATGAACGTGAAGCCTACTTACGCGCACTAGGTTCGGTAGACGAAACCACAGGGCGATACCACGAAGACTCGTTGTATGAGAGCGGTATAGAGCAAGCGTTCGGTCTCTACGATATTGCAAAGCGTGCCGTAGATGCCGCAGCAGAAACTGGCGATGACAAATGGATTATCGGCACTGCTATTGCTATCGAAGCAGGGGCAGATGTAGCAAACGCATTTTTAGGGCTTGCTGCGCTTGGAGGTATAGATCCTGAGTCCACTAGGCTAGGCAAAACGCTAAAAGCCATTACCAATATGACAGGTGAAAGCAAGCCTGAAGACTATCAAAAAGGGCTAGAAGACATAAATCAACGGCTACAGGCCGCGCAAAAACAAGCAAAAAAAGAAGGACTTGGTACTTCTG